ATGACCGACGCCATCATCCTCACCGCGAAGGATACATGGTCGCGCCGCTATATGCTGGCGAGCCTGCTCAAGGAATTGGGGGTGCACGAGCCGCGCGGCACCGTCGCCAACCTCGAAGATCAATGCACCGAATGGCTCTCTGAAACGCCTGATCGGCCGCTCATCATCGACGAGGCTGACAAACTCGCCAAACGCGATTGCCTTGAAACGTTGCGCTCGATCACCGATGGCGCGCGCGGCCCCCTCGTCCTGGTCGGCGAGGAATCTCTCGTCTTCGAAGTGCAGAAGATTCAGCGCGTCGACGGGCGCGTCCTGATCCGCCAGCCCGGCGTCTCCTGCAATCTCGATGACGCACGCAAGCTCGTCGATTATTTCGCGCCGGGCGTCGAGATCGACGACAAATGCCTGGAAGAAATCCGGCAACGCAACAGACGCCGCCCGCGCCTCATCGTTTCGGCCTGCGAGCAGATCGTCGAATATTGCCGCAGCCACAATCTCGAAAAGCTCGACGCCGCGACCTTCCTGTCGATGTATCACGAGACGAAGGCGCCGCGCTTCATGGAGGACGCGTGATGCAGCGGCCCTTCAATATTCCGATCGAGCTTCCGCGCGGCCCCGAGCATTATTGGAAGATCATGCGCGAGCTGTCGCAGCATGGCGGTTTCACGATTCCAGACGTCGCCGGCTGCACGAATGGCGTCGCCTTAAAGACGGTCAAGGCGTATGTCCACGCGCTGCTCAAAATCGGCGCGATCGAGAAGGTCGGCGCGCGGCCCGCGCGGAGCAAAAACACCGCCAATGTCTATCGCGTCGCGATCAGGAATCGTGCAGCGCCGGTCGTGAGGCGTGAGAGCTATGCGGGACGGCGCGGTGTCGTCCAGGACCGCCTATGGAACACCATGCGGCGGATGCGCGATTTCTCGATCGCCGAGCTCTGCTTCACGGCTTCCGCCGGCGACATGGAGATCAAGCCGCACACCGCGGATCAATATGTCCGGCGTCTGGTGAAGGCCGGCGTGATCATGGTCGTCGAGCCCTACCGCAAGGGCGCGCCCGGCGCGTCGGGAGCGCGACCCGGTCGCTATCGGCTTCGGCCAGCGGCGAACACCGGCCCCAAGCCGCCGAAGATCTTCAAGGCGGAGATCGTCTTCGATCCCAACCGGAACGCCATCATCGGCGCGCCAAGCGCCAGCGAGGCATCGCTATGACGACAGCCGTTAAGGTTAATTCTTCACCATCAAAATTAACCAACGCGACACGGGTCGGAGCGAAGTCGACTGATTTCCTCGCCAATGCGCGCGATGCCTATGGCGACGCGCTGCCGGACTGGGTCGAGACGCTGGCGATGGAGGCGAACCGCACGACGGGCGCCGCCGCCGGCAAGCGCATCGGCTACTCAGGTTCGGTCGTCACCAGCGTCTGCAAAGCGGTTTACGCCGGCGACATCGGCGCCGTCGAAGCCAGGGTGCGCGGCGCACTCATGGGCGACGAAGTCGATTGCCCCGGCGCCGGCGCGCCGATCCGCCGCGACCGCTGTCTCCGTGAACAAAAGACGCCGTTCAACGCTTCGAGTCCGCATCGCGTGATGATGTTTCACGCCTGCCGCGGCGGCTGCGCGCACTCGCGCCTCAAAAACCACGGGGGCGTCGATGCGTGAGCGCGAAAAACGATGCAACGCCATTGGTCACAGGCTCGCCGCGGCGCCGGTCGAACAATGGGACCGCCTCATCGTCGTCTTCGATGAAGAGGGCTTTTCCGCCGACGAGGTTGCACAGGCGATCGAAGCCAATGTCTACGCGGCGCTACTCGGCTTCCTTCGCCACCTCGAGCCCCGCGCTTTGCGAGCTGCCGCCGCCGCGCAAATGCTCAAGAATATCGGCGACCATCTGCGTGAGCAGGAAGACGTCAAGGGAGGCCACGATGCGTGAGCCTCATCTTTCCGCCGATATCTCCGCAGTCGCCGAGTTGATGCGTCATTGCGCCCTGCAGGGCCGCGACATGACGCCCGAGGGGTGCAATTTCATCGCCGGCGCGCTTGACCAGCTCGCCGTCGAAGCGCGCACGCTGGAGGCCGATGTCGCACATGAGGAAAACCTGCGCGTCGCGGCCGACGCGCGGATCGAAGCGCTGACGACTCCCGACCATCTGCACGCGGTTGAGATCAATATCGCCATCGTCGAGGGCCGGCTTGCCGGCAAGGTCATCGACCTGCGCACCGTTTTCGAACGCGAGCGAGCGATCTCATCGAAAGAACCGGGAGACGCAGCATGAGCGTCGTCGCGATCGCCGACATTCTGGATGTCGTCTGCGCGCGTTACGGCGTTCGCCAGCAGCTGATCAAGAGCGCGGTGCGCACCGGCGACGTGATCCGGCCGCGGCAGATCGCCATGTATCTGTCGCGGCGGCTGTCGCAGCGCAGCCTATCGCAGATCGGTGCGGCGCTACTGCGCGATCATACGACCGTCCTCTCCGGCGCGACCAGAATCGCCGATGAGATGACGCGCGACCATGAGCTGCGCGCCGAGGTCGAAGAGCTGGAAATCGAATGCCTCGCCGTCGCCGAGCTGCGGGCGCGCGGGGCGCTCGCGCCGCGCAAGCCGATCAACGCGCTTGCGCTCGCCGAAAAAATCGTGCGCGCTCACGACCGCTTCGTCATTCAGGCGTCGGTCGAGGAAATACGCGCGCTGGCCGAGGCGCTTTTGACGCTGCGCGCCGCGCAAACGGAGTCGAGCGAAGAAGAGCAGCCGGACGCGCCGATGTTTCGAGCGCCGCCGCCTACAGTTGCAGCGCCAACTATGCCCGTCATCCTCGACGCGCCGATCCCGCTGCCGCCGACGCTCGCCGAGGTCGTTCATGATTTCCTCGCCGCGGAATCGGTCTATCGGCGAAGCCCGTCGCTCAATGTGAAAGCCGCGCGCGATCGCGCGATCACGCCGCTGCGCGAGCATATCGATGATTCCGCCGTCGCTGCGCTCCTCAAGAGTTACGAGGCGATGGTCGGAGCCGAATTCACGCTCGGCGAGCGCGCCGCCGAGGAACGCTTTCAAGCCGCCGTGAAAATCCTTTCAAGGCGCTTTTCGGAACTCGTGCAGGCGCAGCAGCAGGAGGCCGCCGATGCATGACGAAGCTGAAAGCGGCGCCAACTACGTCATCGCCTGGCGCGACCTGGCGACTGGACGCATCGGGCGCGGCATGTCGCCCTTTCACTTCGCGGCGGCTGAAAGCCTCTGCGCCGAGCTCAACAAGGAAAACCCTGCATTCGAACACTGGCCGGAGCCGGTCAAGGAGCGCGCTCATGTCGAAATCGCCCAGTAAAGCGCGAAAGTCTAAAACGCGCGGCGCCAATGTGCCGGTGCCGCAGTCGCGCGAGGAAGCCGCGCGCTTCATTCACGACATCGGCGTGCGCCAGCGCGAGATCGCCCGCATCGAAGCCGATATGAACGACGCGATCGCCAAGGCGAAACAGGACGCCGAAGCGACCGCGACGCCATTAAGCGAACAGGTCGATCGCCTCACCAAGGGACTCCACATCTGGGCTGACGCCAACCGCCAGACGCTTACCGGCGGCAAGCGCAAATTCGCCGATCTCGGCACCGGCAAGATCGAATGGCGGCTGACGCCCGCGAAAGTGACGATCCGCAACGTCGAGGATGTGATCGCCCACATCAAGACGCTCGGCGTTTTGGCCTTCCTGCGCACGAAGGACGAGATCGACAAGGAGGCGATGCTCCGCGAGCCGGACAAGGCGCGCCTCATCGCCGGCGTCTCGATCGGCGCCGAAGGCGAGCGCTTCTATGTCGAGCCCTTCGAGGCCGAAATTCAGGGAGCAGAGTGAATGCGAAAGCCTTTTCAGCCAGGTCAGCAGGTCGAGATCGAGCTGCTCTGCCCCGTGCGCGGCGTCAATATCGGCTGGCTCTGCGGCGAGCTGGTCTCTTTCAATCATACGCACGCCTATGTGCGGCCGAATGACGAAGAGGGCGTTATCCCGCCCGTGCTCGTCGAGATCGGCCTCCTTCGCCATGCGCAACGCGAGGAGTTGCCGGCATGATGCTGTCTAATCTCCTACACAAAATGCCGCTCGCGGCGGCATTCCTGTTGTTGCTGATCATATTTCTGGCGATCGGCCTGCTGTCGTTCGCCCTCGGCCTTGTCGGCGACGCGGCGACTTGGGCCGCCGACGCTCTCTGCGATATCGCAGACCTCGCCGTCGCCCGCGGCCGCAAGCTGCGGGAGCGGCTGCAATGACGACCGCCGCGCAGACCCGCGCCATCCATTCGCTACAGCGGCAGATCCCGCACTTCACGGATGAAGACTATCGCGCGCTGCTGACGCGCGAGTTCGGCGTCTCCTCGTCCTCATCTATCTCCTACGCCCAGGCGCAGAAGCTGATCGAGATTTTGCAAGCGCTCGCTGGAAGTCATCCGCAGATCAGGCGCGCGAGCGAAACCGTCTCCGGTCCCTATGCCGGCAAGCTAAGGGCGCTGTGGATTTCCGCTTATAACCTCGGCGTCGTCGACAGCCGCGACGATCGCGCTTTGATCGCCTTCGCCGAGCGCCAGACGAAGATCGCGCATCCGCGCTTCCTGCAATCGCACAAGGACGCCAAGAAGGTCATCGAGGCCTTAAAGGACATGATGACTCGCGAAGCCGGCGTCGAATGGCCGGTGTCCGACGATATTGTCGGCATGAAGCGCGAGATCGCTTTTTGCGTCGCCCACAAATGTTTCGAAGAGGGCGCCTTCACGCCCTTCATCAAGGGCAACAGCTTCGACGAGGCATGGAAGAGCGACTTTCCGGCCTTCGGCTATCGCTGCGGCTGTCCGGCCGGCTTCGAATTTTACAAAGACGAGCATTGGGATCGCCTCGCCAATCGGCTCGGCGCGCGGCTGCGCGCCAAGCGCGGCAAAGCAAAAAGGAGCGCGGCATGAAGATCATCGACTTGTTTGGCGAGATCGTCGTCGG